AGGGTCTCTACGTTCTTGGAAACAACGTCAGCGAGGAAGAGATCCAACAGTCCCGTCACACCCAGATGGACTTTTCGCCGGAGAAGATCAACCAGCTTTTCGCACCCCAGGGTGACGATGGCGAAGTCAATCCTTTTGCTGGTCTTCTTGGAAATCTATTGAAGCCGGAGATGATGCAGGAAATGACCGCCAAGGTCGAAGAGCAGTTCGGTGACGGTCAGGGTGGTCTCGACGAGGCAAAGATCATGGGCGCCCTCGGTCCGCTCATGGGCAACCTCACCAAGATTCTTCAGCAGCCACCGCAGTGAAAAAAATAACTAGTCAATAAATAAGAATGGAACAACCGTGGTTTAGAAATCCATCGCACTTGTTTGCCAAGAACAAGGTGCTGATCTTTTGGCCTTTGGCTAAGCAGACATCCGTGGAGAGGCTCAACGCCGCCACGCGATTCATCCTCTACACCATGGCGATCCTTTATGTGATTAATCGCGACATCAGGGTTGTTTACCTGGGTCTCACGGTTATTATGGTGATGGCGTCCATGTTCCTGGCTGGCGGAATTAAGGAAGCCATGCGACCCGCTTCATTCGAAGATGAGGGTGCCCGATTCAATATGACCACCCCAGGCCAGAAGTGCGAGCAGCCGACCAAGGAAAATCCGATGGCCAACGTGCTTCTCTCGGACTACATCGACAACCCGAAGCGACCGGCGGCGTGCTATTACCCGACCGTCAAGGACAAGGTCAAGGCTTTCTTGAATGAGGGAACTCCCACGGATCAGGCGGACGTCTATTCCAGTCGCAATCAAGCATTCCGATCCTTCTACAGCATGCCGTCCACAACCATCCCCAATGACCAGAGTGCCTTTCTTCGTGCCGCCTACGGTCCAATGATGAACAAGGTCTGCAGGGACAACGGCGATGCGTGCTATCCCAACGACGCCTCCATGTTTGGTCAGTCCAGGATGCCCGAACTTCAGCAACTCAGAGGCTCTTTTGGAGGAACCACTAGATAAAATCTCCGGTGATAGTAATATGGCTTATCAGCTCAATACATCAAAGGTACTTTTGGATGCCGAGACTCTGCCTGTGGACTGCGCCTACGATCACGTGATGGCGCCTCCGGTGGTCAGCAACCTCAACTATGCCGGTTCGGGTCGTGCTTCCACGCCCATTTACGGCACCGCTCCCTACATGGCGGGCAAGGGTGCTCCAGGAAATCTTATCTTGGTCGAGGACATGCTCCGCCCTCAGTCTAGCACGTTCTTCAAGAAGGGATACCAGGGCCGTCAATATGAGTTTCCATCGCAGGATATGTCCTGCTCTGTGCCTCTCCGAACCCGTTCATGGGACCCCACGAGCAGTCGGGCGAATGTCCAGAATGTTCTTTTTGAGCGCAGGTATAAGTAATTTTTAAAATCTACTCTAGTTTTAATATGGACCCATTGAGTCTTGTGGCCTTGTTAGGGATTGCTGTGGCGGGTCGTCAAATCGCCAGCAGTGACCGCAAAGAAGGTTTTACTCCAGCACCCATTCCGAACCGGGAGACGCAACAGTTGCCGTATTTTGGCAGGAACATCAACACGCCTGGTCAGGATCTGACCCTCGTGACAGACATCCTTTCCGGTCCATACGTTGACACTTCGAGACAGAAGAAGGAGGTCGTGGCGAACCTTCAGGACACGGCGCCCAACGTGCATTTCCCATTTGGACAGCCCGTCTATAACCTCTACGATCGTCAGAATGTCTCGAGTCGCATGGACAACCTGTCGTCGGCCGAGCGTAGGTTTGTCGGTCCCGGTCTTGGCGTTCCGGCTAACGTTCCTGCCTACGGTGGCTATCAGCAAGAATTCCGCGTTATGCCGAATAATGTCGGAGCCTACAAGCTCACCACGCTGCCAGGTCGCTCGGGTCCCGCCAAGGACTTTGTGGGTCGCGGTTCGGAACGTGTGAATGTGACTCAGAATCGTCCTCAGAAGACTTATCAGCTTTTGGGTGGAGAGGATAAGCGTCCTCTCGAAAAGGGCCGCGCCCAGGGTCAGGGTGGTATGCTCACCGGTCAGCGCGAACGCGAACGGTACGTGAAGACCCAGCGGCCCACCATCCGCTCGGAAACCTCGACCCGCATGGACGGTCTCGAGTTCGGAACGGCAAAGCGCTTCATCCCCGCCGGGACTCTTCAGGAAACTCCAACCCGCAACAAGGCTAATTTCGTTTCACGCATCAACGACGTGGCGGCTCCGGGCATTCACTCATTCGAGGGAGCCTACCAGAACACCCAGAATACCATCCTGCTGCGTCCCGCCGACCGCGGCAACAAGGGCTACACGCCCCCGGGTGGTCGCATGAACGTCCGCGGGAATGCCACCCAGGCTCAGGGTGCCACGACACACACTCGCGATAGCGCATCGACCGTCATCGAGGGTGGTGCCGGTAACCAGTATATCGGTCAGAACTACGATATCACTTGGAAGCAGAACAACAATGCCTACAAGGGAAATGCAGATTATCGGACCAGTCAGTTGGGTCTGGCGGTCAAGCAGCTGGACAAAAATCCTTTTGCTCTGTCACTGGCTCAGCACTAAACATCATAGATCCTACATTCTAGAGCATGGGGTTCTTCCTTACAGAACATCTCCATCGCATCCAGTTTGTTCTCTTGTTCACGAACCCGCTGATCGTGAAGACGAGAATAGAGCTCCTCATGTTCCATCCACTCGTGTACATGCTTGTGTGGATTTTCGATCATCCGTTTGGTGGGTCTTTTCAGTTCGGTGCGCTTATTGAACATGTAAGGCGGCACGTTCCTGAACAAGCAACTGTAGTAGAGCATATTTAAAAATAAAAGTCATATTATTTTTAAGTATGAGACACGAGACGATCGCCATGGAAGTTTCGCCCCTGGAGTTCGAGGGCATTAGGAATATAAACTTTGAAGCCCAGGTGGACGACCATGAAAAAATGGTGACCGTCACGATGTCCAGATACTTCATCGGGGACCTACATGATGAATGTGTCAAGAAGGCAAGGAAGATCTACAAAGGATACAGGGTTAAAACTAACATGGGAATGTAAACTAAACATGGAGACAACCACGATTAAGATACCAGTGAACCCCTACCACTTTGATGGGATGCGAACTATTGAATTACCCATCAAGGTGGATCACAAAGAGCAAATGATCTATGTGGATTTTATGTCAAACCAAGGAACTCAGATTATGGAAGATTTCCTTTCAGAGGTCGGTCACAAGTTCCCTGGCTACGAGATCAGGGTAGCCAGGCTTGACCGGTGAGAACTGCCCTGGCATACTTAGTGGCGATCATAGAATGAATCATCGGCCAGTCCATGACGTTGCTGGCTGTGATCGATAGACCAAAAGGATTTGAGTTTACGTACTTGACAAACTCCTTGCCGTTCTTTTGCGAGTCGGGTGAAGTGTAATACTCCATCTTCTCAAAAGAACCCTTAAGCCACTGGACGTGCTTTTCTTTATTGGGATCAAACTGGTCCATCGTTAGTAATTGAAAAGGTTTTTATATCTTTAATTAATAGGAAATGAGTTCCATAGACAACAACCTCGGTGGCGGTGGAGGAGGAAGTGCCTCCGCTTCAGGAAAGAAGGGAGCCATTCAGTTGAGCGACGGGAACTTCAACTTGACTTCGAACAAAGAACTTAAGTCCGATCCAAAGACCGGAACCATCACCACAACAGGATTGACTACCACCGGAACTATTTGGGCATCTACGATCTCAACCTCAAATCTTGTCGCAGATACAATTGAAAATTTGACCGTCATCGGCGATGCCTCAATCACTGGGGATGCCACTGTAGATGGTTTTGTTCAAGCAGCGACCATCTCGTCCACCGGTTCCTTGACGGGCGCATCTGCTACTGTTACCGGACAGGTTAAGGGTTCGACTATATCGTCCACTGGAAATGCATACATAAGTTCTAATCTCGGGATTGGAACTACCGATACCGCCGAGTACAAATTCCTGGTCAAGAATGGTTCTAGCAATCTATTTGGCGTACCTTATGACACCACCGGTCTGGCGGACGGAAAGACCATCGTCTACAACGGAAGCGGTTGGGTCTACGACAATGCCGGACCCGCCGATGGTACCCAAATTGGAGAAATCCTCGCGTGGGACGGTTCGGAGTGGTCAGCCAATAGCACTGTGGTGGTCGAGGGGACAAGTGTAGGCATAGGATCCACGCAACCAACCCAAAAATTGGACGTGGTGGGGAATGTAAAGGCAACAGATTTCATTGGGTCCGGTGACGCCTTATCTGACCTAAACGCGTCCAACGTCACTTCTGGAACCATTGACAATGCA